ACAAGACTGTGTGGATCGTAATACTCAGCACCTAGAACTAATGGTTGCTAAAGATTACTGGACAGACGAAAGTATGACTGCGGTAAACGCCGCTATCACAGCAGGGAACGGATACACCGCTTCTTAATTTAAACACTAACGGGAGATTACAATGGGTAAAAACGAAAAGAACCTCATTACAATCAATGAAAAAGAATACAACGTGGATGAGTTCACGCAAGAACAAATGATTGCATTAAATCATATTAATGATTTGGGCAGGAAGCTAGACAACGCACGGTTTAACGTGGATCAATTAAATGTAGGTCGCGAAGCGTTTGTAAATATGTTAGCATCCTCACTAGAGGGTCAAAAAGAGGAATAAATAAATGGCAGTTTCAACAATTGACGCACTCTATAATGGCACTTCAGAGAAGCTGACGACCAGTGCAACGGGGATCACGGTCACCGGTACAGTAGCTGCAACAGCCTATACAGGCGACGGCTCTGCTTTAACAGGTGTTGGCTCACCAAGCATTGACGACAATGGTGACGCCACAGCGATGACGATTACAAGTGCTGAAAAAATTGGTATTGGTACGGCTTCTCCGATTGGCCTTTTATCTATAGTTGATTCTTCAACTGGCTCTGGAATGGAGTTACAGCCAGAAGTAGCTAGTAACACAAACAGATTCACAAACTATAATCGCACAACTAGTGCTTATAAAAACTTCCGCTTAGACGCTCTTCAGCTAGAGTTTCAAACAAGCGGTAATGAACGCCTCCGCATTGACAATGACGGACTAAAATTTCACGGAGACACTGCCGCCGCTAACGCTTTGAATGATTATGAAGAAGGCACTTGGACTCCGACAGCTACTAATGGAGGCTCGTTTTCAAACTCTGCATATGGAACCTACACAAAGATAGGCAATGTTGTAACCCTTCATGCTACTCTTATTGTTTCGTCTAACTCATCAGGGTTAGGGTTTGGCATAACAAGTTTACCCTTTGCCCAATCATCCTCTAATACACAGGCGGCGGCAGGGTTTTATATGAGATATACTACCGATAGCACTTATAGAATGTTTTACCTTTCCAATGGCTCTGTAATCTCAGTTTATAACCTTGGGGGAGGTGCTACTACTTTTGGTACAGCTTCCACAAAAAGATATGATTTTTCTGGAGTATATTACACAGACGCATAACCCTCTCAGGAATTGAGTCAGACAGGTGGCAATAACGCCACAACGAATAAAAAAGGAAACTTAACCGAATGCCTTTAACAAAGCTAGTATTCCGACCTGGTCTTAACCGCGAAGGAACCAATTACTCAAACGAAGGTGGTTGGTATGACGGAGACAAGATACGTTTCCGCTCTGGCTTTGTCGAGCGCATAGGTGGTTGGGTCAAGGTAGGAGCGTCCGCGTTTATTGGAACATGCCGCTCGATGCATGACTTTGTAACTCTAGCTTCAGAGAACCTGTTGTTCCTGGGCACAGAGAAGAAAGCGTATCTAGAAGACTCAGGCGCACTCTATGATATAACGCCTATTCGTCGAACCGTGACCCTTGGAGCTAACCCCTTTAACACAACAGGTGGCGCAGGATCAGGTGTCATTACAGTTACAGACACTGGGCATGGCGTAACTCTTGGTTCATACGTCACGTTCTCTGGTGCTACAGCATTTGACGGGCTGACCACGGCAAACCTAAACAAAGAACAGGTAGTTACAGAGGTAGTTAATGCTAACTCCTACAGAGTAAACACAGGTGGAACAGCGTCTTCTGGTAGTACAGCAGGCGGAGGATCATCAGTCGAAGCAGCATATCAAATCAACATCGGTCTAAACACCACGATCCTTGGTCCAGGGTGGGGTGCAGGAACCTGGGGTCGTTTTACCTGGGGCTCTGGTGCAGGTTCGTTAGCCGGTAATACGTTACGACTTTGGTTCGCAGATGACTTTGGTGAAGACTTACTTATGAATATTGCAGATGGGCAGATATTCTACTGGGATGCTACAGGCACAACAAACACAAGAGCCGTGGCTCTAACTTCGTTAGCCGGTGCTTCCAATGTGCCTACTGTAGCGCGTAAAGTTCTGGTATCAGAGACTGACCGACACGTTATCTGCTTTGGAGCCAACCCATTAGGAGAAACAGCGCAAGATCCGTTGTTAATCCGTTGGTCAAGCCAAGAGAGTTTAACTGATTGGACACCTACAGCTACGAACACAGCCGGTGATTTACGTTTATCACAAGGTTCAGAGATTGTAACAGCAGTTAGAACTAGTCGTCAGATCCTAATCTGGACAGATCATACGCTGCATAGCTTACAGTTCCTAGGACCACCATACACATTTGGTACAGCTATGTTGGGTGACAACATTAGAATTGCCGGACCTAACACTGCAATCAGTGTCAACGACATCGTTTACTGGATGGGTCAAGAGAACTTCTATATGTACGATGGTCGTATCCAACCTATTCCATGTACTGTACGCCAGTATGTGTTTGATGATCTCAACAGGAACCAATCGTTTAAGTTCCACGCAGGCAGTCTGGCTAGCCAAAGTGAGGTTTGGTGGTACTATTGCTCTGCTTCTAGCAACGAGATTGATAGTTACGTTGTGTATAACTACCTCGAGCAAACGTGGGTATATGGTAAACTAGCTCGTACCGCATGGAATGATAGAGCGGCAGGGCAACGTTCATTCCCACAAGCAACAGGTGTAGACAGTTATTTGTACAACCAGGAGAATGGTTTGGATGATGGAAGCACAAGCCCCGCCTCTGCTATAGACGCATACGTCCAGTCATCAGACTTTGATATAGGCGACGGCGATCACTTCATGTTGATCAACAAGGTTATACCTGATTTAAACTTTAGCCAGTCAACAGCTGCGGCACCAGAAGTAGAATTTACTATGGCTGCACGTAACTACAACGGTAGTGCGGCAGGGCAAGGATCAGATAGTGGCGATGTTATTAGAACATCTGTGGTATCTGGCACAGATAATTACACTAAACAATTGTTTATGAGACTACGTGGAAGGCAGATGAGCTTGAAAGTATCTAGTGATACAACAGGAGTTAAATGGAGATTGGGAGCACCAAGACTTGAGATGCGCCCCGATGGTCGTAGATGACCAGGAAGATCATCCGACAAATAATTCCTATTGCTCCCTTGGAGTATAGCGCGGCTTATGTTAATCAATTAGCACGAACATTAGACAACTTCATTGACGAACAGCGTAGTCCTATAGTAAATTTCCAAGGAATACCTAGCGATGGCGCGGCAAATACGCTAGACTTAGGGGATGTATTCGAGGCAAATGGCTTTTTGAAAATCATTCGACAGGGTGATACCTACTCAGGAAGCGTTTCGGCAGATAGTTCAGTCGGCACAGTAACGGTGGTAATAACATGAGTGATCAAATAATTCAGATGCCTAACGGTACACAGTGGAAACCTTCCACAAGTTCTGATATAGTGCATTGTGTAAGCTGCGAAAACGCAGTCGATACGCCAGAAGAGATTGCATCCTACCCAAGTGGTAACTGCCCTGACTGCGGTGAACCATGGACAGGATCCGAGCGGCGCAGTACAACGATCGTGGTCACAATGCCCGAGCAGATAGTAGGTGAGGCGTAATGGGTTTAGGTAATTTAATTGGTGGATTTATAGGTAACGCTATAGCGCCTGGGCTTGGAAGCTTACTAGGAGCGGCAGGAGTTACAGGAATCGGAGCTCTTGTTGGTAAGCTCTTTGATAAGGACGATGACGGAGCGGCAGCTAACGAAGCACGGATGGCTAAGTGGAACAAGGGTCCTAGCCAAGAAGATGGTTGGGATCAAAACCTATTTAAATCTAGATACACGGGTCCTGATGGCAGAGCTCCTGCATTTACCACAGAAGAAGAACGAGATGTCCACGACAAGATGGTGGAATCTAGAGAAGCTCAAGCGGCTCTAATAACTCCAAAACAAACGCTAGCCGCTGGAGGCATAGCGCAGTTTGCAGGGGGAGGCTTGATCCAAGGTCCAGGGACTGTGACAAGCGATTCAATACCAGGAGTTATCACACAGAACGGTCGCCCTGTTGAGGAAATCGCTGTAGGTAATGGCGAAGTAATTTTATCAGGCAAAGATCTGGCTAATATGGATCCAGATGGAAACATGAAACGAGCAGGAATGCGCCTTGGTGGCGCGGCAAACGGAACACGCGGAGCGGAAGCAGCTAGAATGTTTGCTGAAGTTAGAAAGATGAAGGGTAACCAACATGGTTGAAAACTACACAACAACTTCGGTAACCGACTTACCAGAGTGGCAGAAGAAGTACATGAAGGAGATCCTTGATAGGGGTCAAGCTCTTGGCAAACAAGACTACACTCTACCAGGATATCAAGTTGCAGGGCGAAGTCCGATGCAACAACAGGCTGCTAGCCTAGCTACTCAAGGTGTAGGAGCATACGCTCCAATGCTCCAAGCGGGAGCAGGAAGTGTTGGCACAGGGTTGGCTGCGGCACAAGCAGGATTAAATCCGTTAGCTGCATCTATTACATCGGCAGGGCAGATTGGTCAGCAAACAGCGGCAAACATATTAGATCCAAATGCTGTACAGGCATACATGAATCCGTATGAAGATGCGGTTGTTCAGCAAAGTATGAAGGATATAGCTCGTCAGGGTCAGATACAACAGCAAGGTCTAGCGGCACAAGCCGTAGGGGCAGGAGCTTTTGGTGGATCGCGGCAGGGTATTCAAGCGGCAGAGCAAAACAGAAACACATTAGAAACACAAGCGCGAACAGCTGCGAACTTACGTCAGTCTGGTTACGGACAAGCACAGCAACAACAGTTAGCTAGAGCGCAAGCGGCAGGGCAAGCAGGGTTAGCCGGAGCACAGCTTATGCAACAAGGCGCAGGGCAGTATGGTCAGTTGGCGCAGGGGATTGGTAGCTTGGGCATGCAACAGGCTAAACTAGGCGAGGCGTTCCAAGGACTAAACATCAACGATATCAATACTTTAACAAGTCTTGGTGGCCAAGAGCAACAGCAACAGCAGTCAGAGATGGATGCGGCACGTCAGACTCAGTACCAGAATGTTATGCAACCATACCAACAGTTGGGTTTCTATTCAGATATCTTCCAAGGGATGCCAACGTCTCAGTCTACGTTTACCAATCAGCAAAGACCTAGCCCGAGTGCAATCTCACAGTTTGCAGGATTGGCAGGAGGTCTATATAGTCTAGGTCAAACAGGAATGTTTGGCGGCGGAGGACAATAGTATGAACAATGTGTTGAACCGAAAGATGTTTGTGAACCGCGATGCTCGTGCCAAGCTAGCACGTATGGGTGGAATACTAGCGTCATCTCCTGAGATGGTTGATGAAACACAGCGGTTTGCTCTTGGTGGCACGGTTAATCCGTTTAGTATGTCTGATGGAAGTATGAGTGCTATTGCTTATTTAAAAGCAAACTACCCAGCCATATACGAAACCTACAAAGATGATCCAGAAGCACTTTCTAATTATGCAGAGCTTTTTGTACGAGAAGCTCAAAGACCAGAAAGTTCTTTATTGGAAGAGTTAGAAGCACCACGGGATTATGACCTAGTCAAACGTGCGTTCTCCGACCCCACTCGCGGTGAGGTTATAGACCAACAGAAAAAAGACGCCTTAGAGTTTGGTAAAAATTATGATTTAGACCAACGCGCTAAATCCCTAGCCGCAGTATATCGAGCGGAAAGAGATCCAAATAGTATGCTTTTTGATGAGGGCTCTAACTTGAGTTCTAAATTTGCAACAGAGGAGTCCGTACCTTATGGAACTTACGATGCCTTTGCGGATGGCACCGCTGTTAATACTGGGCGGTATGACTCTATAAAAGATTTACCTGACGACGCTAACGACTTTGTTCAAAATCAATCTATTAATAGAGAGGCCGCAAGCCGTTATGATTTTTTAAAAGATTTACCTGACGACGCTAACGACTTTGCTCAAGATCAATATGACTTAGATAGTAAAGAACGGGATCGTTTTGTTAAATCTTCTAGCGACCCTAGTGTCGCTCGAATCACTCAAGGTGGAACCTTAGATGAAATATCTGAAGGCAACATCACTCCCGAAATGCAAGCACGACTTGATATCCTAGAAAGAGTTAGACAAGCAAGAGCATTACAAGAAAGTGAAGGAGAGATGCTTGGAGGGATTGGCAATCGGTTAAGAAAAGGGGCGTATGACACAGGCGCAGGCATACTTAATCTTATAGGAGACAATTTTTATTCAGCAAACAGTGAGGCTTTGTTTACCAAAGCAAACGAGCTAGCTGCTAAAGGAGAAGAGTACACCCCCGAAGGAATTATTGCTGCTGCAGAGCAACAGAAAAAAGCAGATATACAACAACAGTCTTTAGATGCAATAAACAACGCTGCTGCTCGTGGAGATACGTCTTTATTTGCAGAGGGATCTCCTGCGGAAGTAGTTAATAAACTTACAGATACGGTAGCTTTGGCAAATGCCGAGCGTGAACAAATGGCTATGCCCCCAGAAGGGGAGGCTATGTATTTCGAAGGACTGGGTAATGCTTTAGAAGATCTTCGCACTGGAGATCTTACAATGTCAGAATTGATTAATCCTTTGGGAAAAAAAGGAGGCATTAAAGAGTTTCGAGATGTTGTTTCACCCTACAAAGATGTCGATGCCGACGCTATGACAATGTCAGAATTTGATCAAGCTGTCCTGGACTCTGTCCCTAACAGTGAGGTTGGCACTGCGGATGATGCGACTACTTCTTTAACGGAAGAAGAACGTCTATTGTTCGCAGGGGAAAACAAAGCGTTCCGAGAGGAACTGGCAGAACAAAGAAGACTTGCTGCTTTAGAAAAGAACAAAGAAGTAAACATAGCGGGTGGAGATCCAGAGATAAGTATAGATCCCGCTGCGAAAAGCCCTATTACTAATTTGAATAAAGTTCCTCCTGCAATAAACGCTAAAGATATAGCAGATGCTTTATCTGGAGTAACAGATACAAATGCTGCGGCGTCGAATACAATACTTTCATCCTTTGGTACAGACCCATCGGGTATGTCTATGCCAGAGAAAGTAAAAGAATATAAGAAAGTTCTTAGCGATCTCATGGGGGATACCGACGAAGATAGAAAAGAAGAGTTCTGGATGAACATGGCTATGGTAGGTTTTGGTATAGCTGCAGGCGATAGTCCTAATGCTCTCAAGAACATTGCTGACGGTTTGCTTGCAGGGACTTCTCAGATGTCTAAAAACAAAGCTACTCGTAAAGCACGAGACGATAAGTTTACTCTCACTGCTTTAGGTGAAGTATTGACAGATGAACGTGCAGATAAAAAATTCTCTAGAGATGTACAGTTGGCACAAATAAGAGCTTCCAAAACAGGAACTAGGGAACCGTTTATTGACGCGGTTCGTGTGCTTGCTCAAGAAGGTATAAAAAGTCAGCAGTATACAACTATCGAAGAAGCTCTTAGCGCATCGTCAAAGGCTTTAGCACCTTACTACGGTGACATAACAATTCCTTCCATAGAGCAGCTTAAAGGCGCTGCCCCAGGGGGCGAGACTGATATAGATGGTCACAAAGCCGCAAATGCCAAAGCCATAGCCGCTGGTGAAGACACCTATATGTTTAACGGAAGCCCATTTAAAGTTATTAAGGCCAATAGTTAATGGTAGAGTTTGTCCCTATCCCTGTGGAAGAAGAGTTTGTCCCTGTCCCTGTGGAAGAAGAGTCTGAACAATCAGTTTTGGGTTCGGTAGCTAGAGGTACAGGTGCAGGGCTTGTAAACATTCCGCAAGGGATCGCGGAACTCGGAGTAATGGGACTTGAGACGGCGGGTATTGTAGACGAAGGTTCTCAAGAAGCAACCACTGAATGGTTTGTTAATGCTAAAAACTCATTGGGACTCGTACCAGAAAGAGCCGCAGGGAAAGTAGTAGAGCAAGTTGTAAACTATGGTTCTGCAGCTATTCCCGTATTAGGATGGGTTAGTAAAGCAGGGAAAGCTTCTGTTGCTTTGAAAACTGGAGCGGCATTACCAGTAGCTAAAACCTGGTTCGGTAGATCCGCTATTAACTTTGGTAAAAAATCTAACCTGCCCAGAACTAGAACAGGACGAGCGGTGTTGGCTACGGCAGGCACAGGAGTAGCAGACTTCTTTGTGTCTCCTAGTACAAACTCTACACTAGCAGATAGTTGGGACGCTATGCCAGAAGGACTTCAAACTGAAAGCGAAGAAGGATTAACAGGGAAAGCTTTGACTGCTGTTCGTGCCAGTAATAAATTTAAACTTGGTGTAGAAGGTGCAATGTTCAATGCCGCAGGAGAAGTACTTCTTCCTGTCGTTGGGGGCGTAGTTAGAAGCGCGGCCATGGTTCCTGGAGTTCCTGCACTAGCAAGAGGATTATCTACGGGTCTAGATTTCCTTGGTGATAAATTAACAAAGGTTCCCTTTATTAAAAAGTACTTAACTCCAGATGGATTTACTCCGCCAGAATTAGCTACAGCAATCAGAACAGCTGAAGGTTTGACAGAGACAGAGCAAACAATAGCTTCTTTAACACTTTCTAAGTATGACAGTGCAATCAAAAAAGCTATTTCAAGCCAGAAGATTAAACGAGGAGATAAACCCGCCGCAATTCAAAGAGCATACAACGACACGTTTGACTACCTAACAGGAAGTATAACCCCAAAAGATTTTACATCAACGTATGGTAAAAAAGCAACTGAAGCAGCAGACGATATGCGGCTACAGATTGATAACCTTAGTTCTAAGTTTAAAGAAAGCATAGACACCATCCCTAGTTTGAGCGATGCTCAACGGCAGCTATTAAAAGAACAGTTTGATACCAATCAAGGGTCTTATATTCAAAGAGCGTATGAACTACATTTAAAACCTGAGACGTTTAATACTCCCGTAGCAGATCTTCCTCAATACTCTGCTGCTCTTAGAGAAGTTTCAAACTACATACAAAAGAAGTATCCTAGTCTAGCTCCAGATGAAGTAACTGACAGAGCCGTCAAACAAATAGATAAGATCTTTAACGAAGACATGGTTACCACAGCTATCACCCCTAAAGCCTTGGCCGCGCAAGCAAAATTTGCTAAGAAGATGGGCGTCACAGATCGATCGGGTCGTGCCTCTTTGTATCGATTGTCTGAGGGTATGTTGGAAACACGTAGCGGATTGTTAGATAGTGCTCCAATGCTTCGCGAAATGATGGGCGAGATACGTGATCCACGGCAAGCATTTCTTAGGACAATAGACAACATCTCGTCAACGATGGCGTCTCAAAAAGTATATGACACTGTGTCTGGAGGTATTGCCCCTGGTCAGATCATAGCAAGAAACGCGAAACCTTTAAGTGAAGCTATAGCTAGGATTAATAATCTTGAACGTCCCGCAGTTGTAGACGGAACTACTGTACTAACTAGAGCAGATGCTAAGATGCTAACCGACGCAGGCTATGTGAAGGCGGGAACAATGGGCAACATTGACCCCAAGACCGGTCTAAATGAAAATCCTTTTGGCGGAAACTTTGGTTCTTTGTCTGGTAATTACGTTCCCGCAGAAATATATAACTCTTTAACCACGCCTGTACGTGCATACTCTGGAGCACAGGACGCCTTGGCTGTAGCATTGCAGTTAAAAGGTGTGTCTCAAATGTCCAAGACAGTGTTAAATCCCTTGTCTCAAGTTAGAAACTTTATATCCAATACTTTTGTTGTTGGAGCTAACGGTCTTATTGGAAGAAACATGGGACTGTTAGAAAGCGCAGAGGTCTTGTTGGCTAATGCTATTGACAGTCCAGAACAATATAAACTTCTCAGGGCTTTAGCAGATGAAGGCACCATTGGACAAAACCTCCAGTTGAAAGAACTCACCGGTCTTCTACAAGAACAAGTAGAGGATGGCGTGTCTGCTCGTTTAGGTAACGCAGCAGGAGCTTTAAAGAAAACTAAACTAGGCGCACCTGTTCGCTTTATGGAAAAAACATACAAGGCAGGTGATGACTACTGGAAAGTAGTCGGTGCATTAGGGGAGAAAGCTAGATACGGAGCGGCGTTTCGTAAAGCAAATCTAGATATTGAAAACCTAAGTCCTGCTGTTCAAGATGCACTAGCTTCATCTGGGCTTGCTCAACGTACTTCTTCCGTAGCAGGGACAGACTTTGCTAATATGATGATGACAGATATAGTTCGACAGACCATGCCTACATACTCCATGGTTCCCGAAGCTATAAAACAACTCCGTCGGATCCCGATCATGGGTAACTTCATGGCGTTTCCCGCAGAGATTATTCGTACATCAGGCAACATCGTGAACCGTGGTATAAAAGAGATGGGTTTTAAAGCTACGCCAGAACTAATCGCGGCTATGGGTAAACCACAAGCTGAAGCGTTTGCTAGACAGATCAGAGGTATTGGAGCGCAACGTGTATCGGGTTACGTGTCCATGGCTGTTTACGCTCCTCGCGCTATTAAGTCCTCCATACATAGTGCACTCGGTATTACCGAAGCGCAAGATGAAGTACTACAACAGAACAAAGCTCCTTGGGCATCAGGTAGTCAAGTCTCCTACATCACTAAACCAGATGAAAAAGGGGAGGCTGAATACATTGACCTGTCATACATGCTTCCTTACGAGTTTATGTTAGTACCTGCTAGGGCGGCGATGGCAGAGTACCATGCCAAAGGTGCCGTGGATGCAGGAGCTATAGAAACTGCGGGAGCGGCGGCGTTCGCTGGATTAAGTAAACTACTAGAGCCTTTTGCTTCAGAAGGTTTAGCTGCGGAACGCATTATAGATGTAACTAAAAGACAAGGTAGAACTCAGTCTGGTGCGGAGATCTATGAACCTGCTGAACCCATTGGAGACAGGCTAGGAAAATCTATACAGCATGTACTGGGATCTTTTCTTCCTGGAATAATAGAACAGTTTACAACAGTGAAAGGTGGAGAGTTTGTTCAAGGTAGAACAACTAGAGCTTTTACTGGGTTGTACGGAAAACAAGGTGAAAGTTATTCTCCTGCGGAAGAGGCAGGAACACTACTTACTGGTGTACGTGGATTAAAACTTAGTGTGCCTAAATCTTTAGGTTTTGCTGGAGGTGAGTACTCTTCTCTTCGTTCTAGTGCCGTGCAAATATTTACTAAGATTGCAGATGACAACGATGTGACGGAGGAAGATGTCGTAAATGCGTATATTAAATCCAATCAAGCACGTCGTCGTGTACAAGCCGAGCTAAAAGTAAAAGTAGATGCGGCGATGGATGCGGGGATGGACCGTGCATCTGTCTTTAGAGCTTTTCAAAACACGGGAGTTTCGGCAAAAGAATTATCAGCTATCATAGATAATAGATATATTCCTCCTAAGATTAGTAGAGCGTTGATACGAGAAGTTAACAACGAAGTTAATATTAAAAAAGAAAATAGAATACTTCAAAGACTTCCGATGAAAGAACTAATAGACGTTAGACGTTCTCTTATGAACAGTTCTATTATCGGAAATGCGGAAGAAACATTTGTTCCTCAACCTGTGATCTCAGAAGAGTTTGTTCCTCAACCCATAAACAATAACGTAGAGCCAGAAACTTTCTTGGGTAACGCCACGGAAACCATATCTAATGTGACAGACTCTATTGCTGAGACAAGTAACAAAGCTTTTGATCGTGTGAAGACATTCGTGCCTTCGTTACTAGGCGACCGTGCTAACCAAGAGATAGCCGATCGCGCTAGAGATAATCAGTAACTTTCAATCTTTAGTCTGACACCGTTGCCCCCGAACAATCTAATCAGTTCGTCGGCTTCGGCTTCAGCCTCGTCCATAATATCCTGGTCACCGCACATAGCTGCAAGGTTCAATCCCATATTAACAAAGTTCATTAACGCTTCTATCTGCATAGAGTGCATTTGGTGAAAGCCTAGTGATTCTACTTTCTTGGGATCGATCATTATAGTTCTCCTTTTTCGACCATATCAATACGTCGCCCTATCCAATTCATGACAGGAACTGCCATACTATTGCCTAACGCCTTGTATCTATGGCCATTAGGGCAATCCTCTGGCTCTTTATTCCTCCATGGTATCCTACTAAAGTCATCAGGGAAACCCTGTAATCTCTCGCATTCTTTAGGAGTGAGCCGCCTGACCGTACTGGAACAGACCATTGGCTTGGTTGCTAAGTCCGCGCCTCCCTGTCCATAGCTTGCAGTAAGAGACATCGTCACATCAGACAGAGTTGTTTCGCCTGTAGCTTTCGAAGCGGCGACTAGATCTGTAGCATCCTTGTCGTCCCGTGCTTTAACTGTACTTGCAGTTCCGTCATCCGTGTAGTCTCCAAACCCACGCATTCTTGAAGCAACAACAGCGTGAACATCGGTAGCCGTCTGGCACGGGGACAGATCAACAAAGGGTTCTACCTGGTTCCCACCGTTCTCTGGCTTACGACCAATCCAATTTCCAGGCAGAGCGTAAGTAACTAACGCTTCGGTTTCTACTCTGGAGTTTCCTGTGCGACTGAAAGGAGGGCCGACTGTAACTGTGGGGGCAACTCTTTGCCCCGCCTCTCGGCTCGGAGGAGGATTCCCCGACATGCTTTCGGGCTCAAATAAAACACTTGCGGCACGTCGCCAGTCTCCAAGATATCCGACAACGAACACACGGCGGCGTCTTTGTGGAACTCCGAAGAATTGTGCGTCCAACACTCTGTAGGAGAACCCGTACCCGATTTTCCCCAACGCCCCGAGGAAGGTACCAAAATCCCGTCCTCCGTTGGAGGACAAGACACCGGGGACATTTTCCCAGACAATCCACTTGGGCTTAAATTGTTCAGCCATTGCAAGATATGTAAGCATGAGGCTTCCTCTCGGGTCTGAGATTCCTTTTCTAAGTCCGGCGACGCTGTAGGACTGACATGGTGTCCCGCCAACAAGAAGCTCAATTGTTCTGTCATTATTCCATTCCTTAAATTTGGTCATGTCTCCATGATTTGGTATGTGTGGGTAGTGATGTTGCAACACGGCACTTGGAAAAGGGTCAACCTCACTGAACCATTGTGGCTCCCAACCCAATGGATGCCAAGCGGCAGTAGCCGCCTCGATGCCAGAGCATACTGATCCATACTTCATTCTATTTCTCCCCAGTCATCTTGTATATCCACGTCGATCTTGGACGGAACCTTTAGGTTAACGCCTGTCTCCATGATCTCTTTGATCTGAGCGGTCTGCTCTGGACTTTCGATGTTAAAACAAAGTTCGTCGTGTACTGTAAGCATAGGAGTAAGTCCCTCCTTGTAGCAATCAAGCATAGCTTTCTTTGTTTGATCGGCTGCCGATCCTTGGATCAATCTGTTCAATGCCTTGTATGTAAACGCTCGACGAATACCTGCGCCGTTAACGCCGCCATATTCTTTCAACGCCTCATCATGTGGTAAAGGTTTGCCTGCACCAAATGTCTTAGGTTCCCAGAGATGAAACCTACACTTACGTCCTAGTAAGGTTCGGATCTGACCATTGCTTGCCGCTCTTCTAGAGGCCATCTCAGCCAACGCTTTAACAAACGGAACCTTGTCTCGATGCTGTTGCAATAGTTCCTTGGCTGTGTCTGGATCAACGTCAATCTGATTGGCTAGCTTGGCAACGCCCATGCCGTACATGATCCCAAGGTTCACGGCCTTTGCTTCTTTACGAGTGATACCTGCTAAGTCCGCAACCATCTGGTGTAGGTCTACATCTGAAGTATTGTATTGCTCTACGATGTCCTCGAGTAGATCCTGCCTTGGCATGTCCCCAACACTGGCGGCGAAGTGTACCAACAATCTTGGTTCTTGGCTAGAATAATCGAACGATCCCCACTTATATCCATCTTCTGGTATAAACAAACCACGGATCAACTTCTTAATATCCTTATCTCTGGCAGGTATCTGCTGCAGGTTTGGGTTACTCGAAGAAAATCGCCCCGTGACTGTGCCCCCTTCGTCTCGACGAGTAGAGTGTAGCTCCGTATGAATACGACCATTGGTTTCGTGACGTAGTATACTGTCAATAAACGTACTGTCTGCCTTATCAAACTCACGGAGTTTAACTAAATCCTGGCACACCTTGGATGGATGGCTACTGAGATAGCCCTTGTTGAACGAGGGAGCGCCTTTGTCGGTTCTCGGGTACTCTAGTCCCAACTTATCAAACATCTTAGCTATGGACGCTGACGCCCATATGTCAACGTCTCCGCCTGCTTGCTTCTCGATCCCTTGGCGTAGCTCCTTTACTTTGCCACGGATTAGTTTCTTGTTTCTCTCCGCCTTGTCTAGGTCAACACGCACACCATTGCTTCGCATGTCTAGCATACAGGGGATCAGATCAGTTTCTATGTTCCAGATTTCCCATAGCTGTTCTTCTTCTAGCTTAACCTTTAGGAACTGCCAGAGTTTTAGCGTGGCTACAGCGTCTTGCTCGGCGTATGCACCCACATACATCGGGGGTAACTGCCACATCTCCGCTTTGGGATCTATGCCCCATGCTTTGGCGGCGGCTTTCAACATCTTCTCGTCCTTACGGATACCCGCGTAGTCTCTAGCCATAGCATCAAGACCAAACGACCAACGGTTCTCGTCAACCAACGCGCCTGTAATCATTGTATCAATGATACGACCCTTGATCTCGATGCCCTCGGCTCTCATCCAACCCGCATCGTAGGTTGCATTGTGCATAATCACCTTCATCTCAGGGACAGACATCTGTTTCTTCAACCACTTTAGTGCAAACTTAGGGTCCAGGTTGTGTCCGTTCTCATGTCTGATAGGGAAATAGCCTTTGTATTCTCCCGCAGCTACAGCAATGCCAATGATATGCCCATCTTTTCGCGCCCATCCTGGTCCAAGGTTCTTAATGTTAGGATCTTTGGTTTCTAAATCCACAGCAACTTCGCTATAACCAGTGAGATCAGGGAACTCTGGTGGTATGTTCCAGTCAGAGTCAATCATATCCATCTCACCTTTGAATTGGTGATGTAGATCGCTACCAAATAAATTATTCATTTCTTGAGCCTAAGTTTCTTTAGTAGTTTCTTGAACCATTTGCTGTTGCGAATGTCCTGTTCCATTTGTCCTAGCATCTCTGCCAAACGATCTATCTCTCTCATGATCTGATTCCTTTTTCTGCTCGTTCAGAGAACTCTCCTCCCAACGCAGTGTACCCTGCTTTGTCGATCCATGAATCCTGGTGGTCTATAGTTTCCAGTAACCTAGAAGTTTTCAACCAGTCCATCATCAGTACGACATGTTGTTCAGTGACCTCACCATGACTTAGTATAGCACCACGAATGATTATATTCCAACCCTCGGCTATACGACTGTGATTATCAAACGCATCCCCGTAATCCTTGGCTCTCTGTCCACTGATTAATTCCTTGGCGATGTCTAAGATTTCTGTACGTTTCATAATGTATACCTGTATTTGTTATCGGATTGTAATATGTATAGTCGTCGTCGGGCTCTTGTTATCCCAACATAGAATGCTCGATGCTCGTCTTCTGGGAACAGTGTTTCATAGCATGCCTTAGTGGACGCTGTGTACACCACGCAGTTATCATCTTCTCCACCTTTCATAGCATGGAATGTAGACAACTTAATCCTTGGCGCAGACAGAAGCCCCTCGCCCCTTCGTTCTATAGCCTCGATATAATTTCTCTCAGACGTACTGACCTTCAATACATCATACGCAGAACTCTCTGCTCCACATAACAGACCAAGATCGTTTTGAAGTTGAGCCATACCTATCAAAGCCTCGGGATCTAACGCATCCAGTAGCTTGGACGAGGCTCGTTTAAGCTTGGCATCCTTACCTTGTTTGGGCAAAGCAGAGTACAGCTGCCGAATCCGTTCTAAACCCACGGACTTATCCTGACATAGATCGTTCCATGTTAAGATGTTGCCCACCAATTTGTCTGAGATACTAGGGTATCCACGGACAGAATACTTGAACCCTGACTTACGAAACCATTTAGCTAGCTCTATTACATAGAAGTTTGTTCGACACATCACTGTCCATGTTCCTTCTTGGAAGGGGATGGAGTCCAGATGATAAGTGTATTCAACCATGCCCTCCTCTTCACGAGGCTCGAACTCTTTCTCTAAACGGCCACCTATCCTTTCGGATATAACACTAGCCAAACGATGTACTGATCTAGGTATACGATAGGATTGTGTGAGACGCTCGACGTTGTCAGAAGATTTGATAAACAAATCAACATCAACCCCCGTCCATCTGTGAACAGCCTGGTCATCATCTCCTGCAATAATTACTCTTCCTGCTTTGGAAGCTATGAACTTAGCCATCTCCCACTGGAGCGGTGTGAAATCCTGGGCTTCGTCTATGAACAGATAGTCTAAGCTCGGTGGATCGCCTACATCAATGTACTTCTCTATCATATCTACGAAGTCATACTTGCCCATTGCAGATTTGTATTCGCTCAGTTGCTGATTTAGCTGCACAAGTTTAGGGTAGAACAGTTCTCTGTTTGCCGCATGGTTAAACTCTTCTTCCAAAGTAACCATTCGGTATCGAGCTCGATGCTCTAGCTGTAGATACTGTGATCCAGATCCTCCGATAGTAGGTAACTGAACACCATCATCGATACTTGTCTTGTCATCCCCCTCAAAGTTAAGACCAAGATCCGATCCAACAACAGCATAGTCCTCGGCACTCATAACATCTTGCCGCTGTAATCCCAACCCATTGAACCCAAACGAATGACTGGTTCTCATGTAAGGGAAATCCTTGGGGGTTAGGTTGAACTCAGCACAAGCTCGAGACACCATCTCTTCGATAGCCTTTCGGGTAAACGAGATCACACCAATGCGAGAAGGATGTACCCCAGAATCTAAGGCGCTCTTAATCTCCTGTATCAACCGATAAGTTTTACCGCAACCAGGAGGACCCAGTATAAGTAGAGAGTTATCGATCATAGATCCTTGCCCCTCGGTCTAGAGTTTACCCAGTCCTCGATCTCTGTCAGAACCCAACGGCTTGACGATCTCTTACTGTGCTCATCTCCTAGAACTATTGGCTGCGGAAAGTCTGTCTTCTGAGCAACCAACTTATAAATGTAGGACTTGGATACCCCTAGCATCTGAGCTACTTCTCCTACGCGCAGTAGTCTATTAGAATGGGATGTCATTGTTCATCTCCCTTACTGATAATTCTATTTCTTCTTGTTCGAAAGCGGGTATGTGCCAACACCTAATGTTTGTTCTTTTGCCATCAGGCTTGTGTATAGCTTGAACTCCATTATCCCCGCCCATATCACGAATCATCTGGATGAGGTGGCCTCTGTTGTCCACCTTAAATCTTCGATGATGCAGATACTCGATCAACCCTTCAAGCTTAAACTTTGTGGTGCCTCCATCAGTCCATGGCTTATTCATTTCCATCTCCTCGGGAGCCATCGCTCGAATGTGGCTCGTGCAATAAGATTTAAGATGCTCCTTAAACTGTCCCTTAACTGTGGCTTCTTCTGGGACTTCAAGCACAGTAGCGTCTTGCATCAACTGATTAATCATCTGCTGCCACTTCTGGGGTTTAACTGTCGGAGGCATAATGTTCATCTGCTCCATGCATGCTCGTTGCCAAAGCACTTGGTTTTGCAATTGCTCTGTTGAAATCTGTATGCGTGACCCATCAACATCCATGAAGTATACTCTAGGTTCGGATAACATGATAGTTAGTCCGCCAACACTAGGCATGTCAGGGGATTCATTACCTATCCCATGCTTACGACTAGCGCACAGCGTAGGATCACAGTAACTTTTGAAAGGTTCTTCTTTACATTTGTATGCCCAATCCTTCTTGTCCAGGGATTTACCTAGGTTGATTACTTCGTGAGAAGGTAACGGCTCAGTACACAGCGTTCGATTGAACTCTTCTAACTTGCTCTTCCAGTTATCAGGTTCAGATAACTTAGCGTAGATCCCGCACTGATACATGCAAGTATTGCGTGGTGTATCGATAGGACCATCCGCAAACAAATGCTCAAGGCAGGGCGGACCATCGGTGAAATACTTACGTTTGCCAGAGAAGCGCAGACCTTCAAGCTCGGAC